CCTACAGGTATTACTGCACAGGTTTTAGATGGCAGACTAGCAATTTACAGTGATGGTACTGCTTCTGCACAAGAAGATTCAGTTGGCGGCGGCGAAGTTGTAATTACAGGTGATTCTACATTATTAGGAGAACTTAATATTACAGCAGGCACATATTATCCACCAGCACTTCAAATTAGTAAACATACACAAGTACCAGAGTTTAAGTCTAGCGACACATACTCACGTCCAACAGGATCTATTTGGATCAAAACAACAGAGCCTGGAAATGGCGCACGTTGGAGAATGAAAGTATTTAATGATGCTACACAACTTTGGGATAGCGTAGATGCACCAATTTATGCAAGCAATGAACAAGCTCTATATGAATTAGATAGAACAGGAGGCGGCGCAAATATAGCTGCCGGCGATATCTATGTTAAATCAAATGTTGCAGGAGATGTACAACCATTAGCAACATTTACAGTATACAAAAGAGATGGTATTGCACCAACTCAAGTTACTGGTTCAGCAATAGACTCAAGCGGCATCACAGCTGGCGATTATGAAATATTCATTAAATCAACAGACGGAGGCGATGCAGACTTTAGTGCGTCATATAGTGTTACGTTTACTACAACAGGAAATGCAAGTGACGCCGATGTTGTTGCAAGCGCAATTACAGGAGCCGCAATTCCAAATGTAAGTGCAGAAGTTACAAGCACAAACAGAATTGTTATTAAACATTCTCAAGGCGGCGAAGTACACATCACAGACGGCATTGCTGATGCTGAAGTTGATGGTCCAGTACTAAGCGAAATGGGCTTTAGTGCATTTACTAATGTAAACACTGGAACACCAGATTTATATTATGCTCCAGGTACAGACGGAAGTACAACTCCAATGCAATTACAAGCAAGTCTTTGGAGAGGCACTATTAACAGTGCAGGATCAGAAGTTGCATTCTACACAGCATCAGAAGATCCAGTTACTTCATTAACTGACGATGGTGCATTATGGTATAACTCAATTGTAGACGAAGTTGATTTAATGATTCATAACGGTACTACATGGGTAGGTTATAACTTTGCAGGACGCGGATCACAAGGAGATGCAAACTTTATTGCTCCTAGTCCTTATACTGGAACAAACCCAGATGGACCTATTGTAAGTTCTACAAGACCAACAGAACACACTGACGGTAACGGACTTGTAACAGGAGATATTTGGATTGATACTTCAGATATTGAAAACTATCCAATGATTTACAAGTATAATGCAGAGTTAACAAATACTCGTGCAGAAAATAGATGGGTACTACTTGACAAGTCAGATCAAACTTCTGAAAATGGTGTATTATTTGCAGATGCAAGATATAATACAGCAGGTTCAAACTCAGACACAGCAGGAGACATTGACGAAATGATGCTAAGTGCATACATGGACCCAGATGCTCCGGATCCAGCACTATATCCAAAAGGAATGATCCTTTGGAATCTAAGACGTTCTGGATTTAATGTTAAGAAGTTTGTAAGAAATGCTATTAACTTAAATGAAGATAACGGACGCTTTGATGATGAAGCAATGGATGGATATTATCCACACCGTTGGGTTACAGAATCAGCTAACCAAGAAGATGGTTCAGGTAGCTTTGGACGTAAAGCACAGCGTAAAGTTGTTATCCAATCACTACAAGCAATGGTTAACTCAAATGATGATATTAGAGATGACGAGTCAAGAATCTTTAACTTGATGGCAACTCCAGGATATCCTGAGCTAATTGGCGAAATGATTAGTCTAAACTATGACAGAGGCTTGACAGCATTTGTTGTAGGCGATAGCCCAGCAAGACTAACACCAGATGCTACTTCATTAAACAACTGGGCAACAAACGTTAACCTAGCTGTTGAAGATAATGACAACGGATTAGTAAGCCGAGATGAATACTTTGGTGTATTTTATCCATGGGGCTTTACAAGCGATAACTTTGGTAACAATGTTGTTGTTCCTCCAAGTCATATGATTTTAAGAACTGTTGCACTTAGCGACCAAGTTAGCTTCCCATGGTTTGCACCAGCAGGTACAAGACGCGGCGGCATTACCAACGCTTCAAGTGTAGGTTATATCGATAGTGAAGGCGAATTTACAAGCATTGCACTTAACGAAGGTCAAAGAGACACACTATATGCTCAGAATGTAAACCCAATTACATTCATTACAGGTGCAGGTCTTGTTAACTTTGGTCAGAAGACTCGTGCAAGAGGATCGAGTGCATTAGATAGAATCAACGTAGCACGTTTGGTAATTTACTTACGTAGTCAATTGAATCAACTTGCTAAGCCATATATCTTTGAACCAAACGATAAGATTACACGTGACGAAATTAAACAAGCGGCAGAGAGCTTAATGCTTGAGCTAGTAGGTCAAAGAGCACTGTATGACTTCCTTGTTGTTTGTGATGAATCAAACAACACTCCGAGCAGAATTGATAGAAATGAACTATACTTAGACATTGCTATTGAACCTGTTAAAGCAGTTGAGTTTATTTACATTCCACTAAGACTTAAGAACACTGGTGAAATTAGTGGGCTATAAGGTGATAAATACTATTGAACTAGGAGCAGATTAATGTCTATATCAACACTATCAAAAATTACAGTACCATTAGCAAGCGGTGATTCAGCAGCGAGTCAAGGCTTGCTAATGCCAAAGCTACAGTATCGCTTTAGAGTGACACTAGAAAACTTTGGTGTTAGTACTCCAACTACAGAACTTACAAAGCAGGTTATAGACGTAACTCGTCCGAATGTAAGTTTTGAACAAATGACAATTGACGTTTACAACTCACGTGTATATCTAGCAGGTAAACATACTTGGGAACCTATTACACTAAACTTACGCGAAGATGTAAACAACAACGTACAAAAACTAGTAGGCGAACAACTACAGAAACAATTTGACTTTTACGAGCAGTCAAGTGCAGCAAGCGGACAAGATTACAAATTTACAACACGTATTGAAATCTTAGACGGTGG